TACAGGTTGATCCTGACTTGTTGTTGATAACCCAAGACTCAGTATCTGCTAAAGTGAAATCGGCAGTTTTAGTAACTGGAGCCGTACCAGTCGAAGTTGACCATTCTGGCGGCGCATTAGCACCTTGGGTAGTAAGCACTTGGCCAGCCGACCCAGGGTGGAGTTTTGCCAAAGTAGTTGTGGTATTGGCGTACAGTAAGTCGCCTACCAAGTAAGACGAAATACCCGTACCACCATTGATTGCAAGTGTTACTCCAGTACCTTCGCCCGTAATTGTGTACAGGTTATAGAAAAACCGATACCATTCCCGCGACACCAAACCTGTTCGTGGATCAATAAGTTCAACACGGGGGGCCGTGATTTGGGTGACATTGGACGTTGTAGCCATTATGCGTTTGTGGGGCTAATCAATAGTTCAGCACCCATAATTGCAACCTTTACGGGGTCAGTCATTGACACCTCGTAAACACGGTCACGTAGCTTAAGCGTCATACCAAGCCTACGCCAAAAGACACGGCGGTAATACTCGCCGATCTTACCCATTTGGCTTAAGTGTTCATTCGACCATGTGTGGCCACCATCATCCGACCAGCGCAACATAAGTTCAGGATTGCTGCCTTGGCCGGTAACCAAACCAGTGCCCGACTCACAGTCTAATTGAAGACTGTGCTGCGCCGTGCGCTTGAGGTTGTTTTGGCCCGTTGGCAACGCTCTCCACGACCGCAGCCACTTTTGGATGCCGCCATTGTCCGCGTACACATTCAGGCTAAGTGTATAAATGTTGCCATTTTCAAAATCGCCTACTACCGTGTTGCCGCCAAAATTACATTGGCAGTTGCTGCGGTGGCGGGTAAATTCACCTAATGAAGTATTCCAGCCAGCGCGTTCGTGCCACGCTTGGGTAGACACATCGTAGACCCAAGTTGCGTTGGCAGTTGGAAACGTCAGCACATAGAAGGCATGGCCTTCTTGTTGGTAGGTGTAAGCCACAGCGTTTGAAATGTTGCCGTACTGGGCAATAGCGTACTCAATGGCATGAGTAGAAACGCGGACGCCAGTGTATCCATTGGCGCGGTAGACAATACCTTGGCCACGGGCATCTGTGCCTAACCAAAACAGGCCGTTGTCGAGCTTTGCAACAGAGAACGCCGCTACGCACCCAATTTCGTTAAAAGCGCCTTGAATGCGCGTTAAAGGAAAGTCAGCCTGCCCAGCGTTGTACCAAACTTCAATTGAGTCAGTGCCAAACAGCCATGCTTCTCGGTGGTCTACATTGATGGCGACTAGCCCGTCTGGTGAGCCTTCAGCAGACGCAAAATCAAGCGGGTCAACCGAGGTGCCGTCAAGCAATTGAGTCACCCACACTTTTTGAGAGTCTGGTTCGTTGTAAACAAAATACCCATCCAAGTAGCCTACAGTCACAGCGCCCGTAAAGTCAGGGTCGGTGATCTTGGCAAATACATTGGTGGCTTCGTTATAGATAAACCCGTCAGGATTGCAAGCCAAAAAGATTTGTGTGCCATTGTCAGCAATGGACACTGGGCCAGTTCCGGTCACATCACCTAGCTTGGTGGGCGTGGCGGTCAATCCTGTAACTTTGTAGAACTCGGTGCCGGACACCACAAAGAAGTCTGAGCCATTGGTTTGGTGCGCCCACAGTGCTCGAATTGGGCCAGTGCCTATGGTTTGCTGAAACTGAAGACCAGGGGCGCGGTTAAGAAACCCAGGTTCTTTGCCGCCCTCGGGAATAATTTCAGGAAACAGGTTGACCATGCGGTTGTCCGCAGCGTTGATGCTGCGGGCAACGTAGCTGGAGCCAAGGATCGGCGTCTTCATCAGTAGTTGCCAGCAAAAATGTTGAACCGCTGACGTGATGACACAATGGCGTAAGGCATTGACATGATGTCGTCAGGATTGTTGATGCGCTTCAGATTGCGCTTGCTGGTCATGGCAATGCGTTGCACTTGAGGGCTTGGCTCCACGCCAAACTCAGGTGCGATTTCCATTGCCAAGTTGTAGGTGAATGCCCGCAGATAGCCTGGCGGAAACAAGATATTGGTCACTAAATTTGCGGGCTGACTCAATTCTTGAACTGAAATAAAGTGCCATTCCAAGTCCCGTGTAGGACGCGGGTAAATGGTCATCGTAACGTCAGGGTAGGTCATGTTGACAAAAATGACCTGTGGGTACGTGGACGTCACAGTTTTAACAGCAATGCCGTCGTACTGCTGTTGGTTGATAAACTTGATGCCATAAGACACATTGGTGCCTGCATCGCGGTAGTAGGTAGCATCGTCCAACAGTACGGGACGGTTGCCTACAAAATTACCTGTGGGGCCAAGAGTGCGCGTAATTTGACCCGCAGGCCAAGTAAACGTCTGATCTTGGGTACTAAAAACCGATAGGCGCTCAGTGTTCCATGAATCAATCATTTGATTCAACGCCATCAGCGAATCTTGAGACACGGACGCAGAAGGTGTTTCACCTTCAGCCAACACGCCAAGCAATCGCAATGCTCTATTGATTTGATCGCCAGCGGTATAGATGGCCATGTTTATGCTCCTTGTTCGACCACCTCTGTGGGTCGGCTACGACGACGTTTGACTTCCAGTTCGTTGACGACAGGAGCCGCCTCAACAGGCGTGTCTAAAGTATATCGCACCCAGCCATTTTTTTCATCAAACTCAGCTTCCATTTCCATGTAAGCTATTTTTCGACCGTGAATTTCATGCTGAAGATAAATCATATGAAGAAGGGGCTGTTTAGGCCCCTAGTTAATTAAACAACCGTAAAATTCAAACGATAAGTTGGAAATGTTACCGTGTTGGCAAGTGTTCCAGAAGCAGCCGCCCGAATACGCAAACGATCCCCAGAAGCCACAACTAAGTTAGCCGCTGTGCCGTTAAGGGTCAAAGACCGTGCGGTATTAGCAGCCAATGCAGTTCCACCTGTTGCTTTAGTGGTGTTTGCATCTGTAGCAGCCAATAAAGCAGCGGAGCCAGAACCAGCTTGACCAAGGTTGGTAATTGAAAATGTGATGTAGTTAGTGTCGTTTGCTGTAAGAGCATCTACACCCGAAAAAATTGCGGATGTAATTGTTCCGGCAGTTTGAGCAATAACGTAAGCATCGCTGTTTCCAGTGGTTGCAATGGTTGCGCCCTGAATAGACGTAGAAAAACCATTTGCAATATTAGACGCAATTTTTGATGTTGAATCAATAAGTGCGCCGGTAATTGTAGTGCCCGCAGTTAATTCGGGATCGCTAAAAGCAACACCGACAGGTTTTGTATTTGGCATGATTTTTTCCTTTAAAAATAGGGGCCGAAGCCCCTATTCAGGTTTAGCCGATGCGATAGATTGAATACGCTGCGTCACCTGTTTTGCGGAAACGGAACGTGCCAGATGTGTTGCTGGTTTTGGTCAGCGCATCTTGGATCACGTCGTTACCGACTAGGGTGTTGCCCGTGCCAGCAGTAAAGGTCACGTCATTTGCTGCGTTATCACCAATGTTGATGAAAGAGCAATCAAATGTCGAGCCAACTTTAAGGCTAGAGAATGCAGCGTCAAGCAATGCACCTGTTGGAAACACATAGGTACCTGCGTCTGTGCCGCCGGAGTCCATAGTGCACACACCGGCAGCCAAATTGTCTGCGGTGATAGTGACAGACGCGCCAGTCAATGCGACAGGTGCGCTAGTGTTGTAAAAACTGATTTCGCCAAGATTGCCGTCACCAACTTGGTAACCGCTTGCGCCGTTAGGTAATGTAGCCATGATTTATTCCTTTGAAAAGATTTAGAAAACGGGGCCGAAGCCCCATTTGATTAGCCCCACATGCGGCAGGCCATTTGTGGACGGATTGTGCTGAAGCCATACAGAACGTCAATACGGCAAGGCATACGGTCGTTGTTGATGTCGTACTGACGAACAACGCGCAAGCTGATACCGTTATGAACTGCGCGAGCAGCCATATCGACGCCTTGTGGCAACAACAAATCGGCGGTCGCAAAAGTGATCGCGTCTTTGTGGTAGATCAAGTTCTGAGCGTAGGCAGTAGAAGCAGCGCCCACGAAAGTCACGACGCCGCCAGTTGCAGGCAACACATCCATAGTAGCCAGTGCGTGAGCAGCTGAATACATAGGAGCAACAGTCACAGTCCAAGTACCAGATGAGGCAGTAACGGTAGTCAAAGCCACAAATTGGAACAGTGACCCAGTGGTTTCACGAGTCTGTGGGTTAACAGCATTGCAACCACTGATAGTGAACACGTCACCAGCATTGATTGTTGTTGACACAGAACCTTGTTCCAACAAAATGGTTGATGAACCTTCAGAAGTAACACCAGGTGTCTTGACCAATGTAGACGCGCTTGCGCTACGTGAGCCAGTGGTGTGCTGCTTGATTGACTGAGACATGTTGATCTCATCAAAGCCCAACACGCCAGTGCCCATCATGCCGTTCTTGAACTGCTTGCTGATGGTGTCGGTGGGGTTGAACAAACCTTTCATGCCTTCGACCAAACCAGCGTTAGCGGCTGGGTTGACGGTAGCGTAACGTGGTGACATCACGGCAGCGTTTTCGTTCAGCTTCTGTTGGGCTTGCAACAAGACCAAAGAAGTAGAAGGAGTGGTGCCTGGGGTGCCAACAGTGTTACCGATGGTTTTGTACGCATTGGCAACGTCAGCATCAATGCTGGAAGCCAACTGGCTGATACGAGGCTTTAACACACGTTCTGCAAAGTCGTCCAATTGCATGGTCAATTCAGCAGATGTGAAGTTCACGCCAATGTGCTTTTGTGAAGCAACAGTCAAAGTGGTGAACTGTTCGTTGTCGTCCTGAACTTGCAGGGCGGCACCGTCAGTTACCAAAGCGCGGTCGGGTAAACGGATACGCAGTGTAGAACCAATCTTGGCACCTTCAACAGCAAAGCTGTCGTCGTACTGACGGTTCACGTTACGGGTGAGCACCAGGTTGTTCTCGAGAATTTCGAGAGCTTTGCGGGTGATCATGTCGATCGTTAAGATACTATTAGACATGGAAAAAATCCTTCAAAAATTGTTTAGCGGTTGGCTTGCGCTTGCCATTTTTTCATCTGCCTTGCTCTTTCAGCTTCAATCCACTGCGAATCCGTCATGGTCTTGGTAGACCGTGGATCAGTAGTGTCATAGGCTGGGCCCCCAGAGGAGCGAGCAGTGACAGGCGAAATCGGTGCTGGCGCAGACGTGGTTCGTTTCACGGGAGGATCGTTGGCCATCTTGGCCTCAATTCTCCCAATTTCTTTAGCCTGCACGATAGGCGCAAGACGAGAGATTCGATCTGCTTCCTTGGGGTTAGCACCGAGGTAGTAAGCTACTTCAGGGCCTATGTCCGAGGCTCGGATCGACTCAGCCATCACGTCAGTAATTGGAAGTTTCGGGTTGTAGGCGACTTGTTCAAAGTCGTCGTACTTACTCCGAGCTTCTTCTTCGCGTTCGTGATAAGACTCAAGAATTGCAGATTGCTGCCTTGCTTGTTCTCGCTGGGCTAACAGTTGTTCAGCTTTCTGATAGGCCAATGCGTCTGCATAGTCTTCAGGGCTGTCGAACTGATCGACCGGCGGGATCGTTGCTGGCGCTCTCAGCGTCTGTGCTTCCGCTTGACGTTGAGTCTGCTCTCTTTCCCACTTACGTTGTTCTCTTGCAAGCCTTTTGCCAATTGCTGCATCAAGTTCGTCTTGGGTAAAAACCCTTGACTCTTTTGGTTCATCAGCGACTTCCGGCGTTTGTGTAGCTTCCTGAGTGGCCGTCACTTGTGGAGCTGGCGCGGAGTCTACTTCCGCTAAGGGTTGTTGGACTTCTTCAGTCATTTTTGAATCCTAAGACTCCCTGGTGAACGCACCAGTACGGTTTTTACGAATATATCAGATATTTTGTTTAATCCAAGATGTTGTTGATTCATCCCAAGAATACATACCATCCGTTGGCTTTGCAACAGGCGCAGACCATTGGCAAGTTTCCTCGCTCATTACCCAGCTTGGAAATGGTTGGGGGGAAATAAACGCATCCCGCTGTTCGTCATATGTGTACCCAACACCAGCATAGTTCTTACGCAAAGGTCTGCCCTCTGGGTGTTGACCACCATGCGTGTTGTATGAGGTTTGTACCCAACCGTGGCCAAAGATGCCAGAGTCGATTACATCTTGTTCGGCAACGATTACCTGAGTAACTATTCCATTTTCAATTTTTGCAAAGTGTGACATTTTTTTACCCTGTATATGTACCAGAGGCGTTGTAAGTCAAAATTGTGTTTGAACCGCTTGTCGTGACTGTTGGTGAGCCTGTGGTTGTGCCTGAGTAACTAACTGTTGGAATGGACAAAATGACTACGCCAGAGCCGCCAGATTTGCCTGCGCCACTTCTAACTCCACCGCCACCGCCGCCAGTATTTGCTGTTCCATCGGTAGGTGCAACACTTGTGCCGCCCCCTTTTCCGCCGCCACCATCGCCGCCTGGATAACCATCAGCCGCTGAGAAAGCGCTGCCGCCACCGCCCCCAGCATAAGTAACGCTTGAGCCGGTTATGCTTGATGCTGTTCCATCGCCGCCATGTCCTTGTCCGTCTGTATTTCCAGCCTCAGACGCGCCGCCACCGCCACCGCCATTAACAGCATCACCATTACCGCCAGCAAATCCTTGGCCTGATGTACCAGCACTACCAGAACCATTTGTAGCACCACCACCGCCACCACTGCCGCCAGTAGCACTTGGTGAAGCGCCACCGTTAGTACCACCTTTACCCCCGCCAGTTGCGGTGACTGTGCTAAAAACAGAATTAACGCCATTCGTATCTGGAGGGCCGCCACCACCCACAGTAATTGTGTACGAAGTAGTGGGGGTTAAAGTAGATGTTCCAGTTAAATAGCCCCCAGCACCGCCGCCACCGCCAAGGTCACCACCATCTCCACCGCCACCACCACCAGCAATAACTAAATAAGTTGCTGAATATGGTGGTTTTGAACCACCAGCTAAAAAGAAGTTTTTAGCGGCA